CCCTCGATATTTAGTGTATTACCTAAATATCGAGGGTCGATTAAAGAAGAGAGATCTTGAAGGTATACCAGGACTAAATCTAGATAAATTTAATATCATAGGTTCTCAGGAAGGTAAGATTTTACATGCCGAAGAATATTTGCAAATTGCTGAAAGAATTATAAATGAAATCCCAGGATCTATCATTATCATTGACTCATACTCTGCATTATGCACAGAGGCTGAGATTACTAGTGATATGAACAAAATGCAAAGAGCAGACGGGGCAAAACTACTTGCAAAATTTTGTAGAAAAGTCTCGAATGTAATACCTGTTAATAAAAACATAGTAATAGGAATTACTCACCTAATGGGAAATCCAGGCATGGGACACAGCGAATGGAAAGAAAAAAGTGGACAGGCAATTGCTTATCAAACAGACATTAAGCTAAAAGCAAACTATTTTAGTCCATGGAATTTAACTACTGATAGTCCACAGATAGGACAGGAAGTACATTGGCAAGTATTGTGTTCAGCATTAGGTGCTCCGGGTGGTAAAATCACAAGCTATTTAAGGTATGGACAAGGCATCGACAAGCAAATGGAACTACTAACATTAGCTGTAGATTTAGGATTGGTATCTAAAGGAGGGGCATGGTATACCATATCCTCAGTAGAAGAAAAGCCAAAATTTCAAGGATTAGAAAAAACTAGACAGTATTTAGTAGAAAACCCAAAGGTTTATGAAGACCTATGGGAAAAAGTTAAAGAGACCATGGGAATCAAATGCAAGTAAAAGATTTAGATGGCAATGTTGGTCATTGGCAGTTAATAGGTAATATAGCTCATGGGTCGATTCAAACTAAATCTAGTCTACATTTAGAGGCTAGAGATCTTATCCATGAATGTTTTCCAACTTTACAAGTTTTAGAAGAAGTACCGATTAATATCAGACGAACAGAAACTCTATATTTAGATTTTTATTTGCCTTTAATTAAAAGATGTATCGAAGTTCATGGCGAGCAACACTACCAATTTACTAGATTTTTTCATAATACTCCGCTTGGCTTTATTAGACACAAAAAAAGAGATCAGGACAAAAAAGACTGGTGTTTTTTAAATGGTATCACATATGTAGAGTTACCTTTTAATCAAAAAGAAGAATGGATATCAAGGATCAAAAATGAACACTAAAGAACAAGTTGAAGAATGGGATCGTGTTCTTGATGAGTATGAACAATCTATAGGATTGGGTAAATATAATGAGGTAAATAGTTTTACAGACTCTGAATTAAACCAATATTTTGGCATGTCAAGAGATACTGTTGAAAAATTAACACCGGAAGATTGCGCACAGATTTCTTTAAGATTAGCTCAATATGCTTTGTATCTACAAAGAACAATCAATAGAGAGATAGCCAGATACAATTGGGCTGATGAATCCATAAAAGAAACAATAGCCGATGAGATTAATAATTACAAAGGTTATGGCTTTACAGAAAAATCATTACAAGCTATAAAACATAACGATAAGGCAAATTCTCTTAATAGAATCAAAAAATATGCAAAACAAAGAATGGATAGATTGTCTTATATTGCAAATAGTATAAAAAATCTATCAGATATACTTATTGCCGTTCAAAAAACAAAGGTGAAACATGGATCTCAATGAATTGATTAAAAACCCAGAACAAATTAAAAATCTTATTCAGGTTCTTGAGGCGCTATTACCAAAAACGGAAACAAAAGCTGAACCAGTGATGGAAGAGCCAGCCGTTGAACCAAAAACATACACACAAAACAATACAATAAAAACTCGTGGATCAAAGCCCAGAGCAGACAACTCTGGTACTGTCAATAAATTTGAAAGAATGGCAGAATTCTCTATGCACAAAGAGGATGCAGCATTAGATAAAGTATTGTGCAAACAGCCTCCGGTCGCTAGGCTTAGAGATGAAGTTCCTCCAATAGAGGTTACATGTCGTATTTGTGGCAAAAAAGAAACTGTAAGTCCATCACTAGTGTTTGAGTCTGTATCAAGATATAAGTGTAATAATTGTTCCACACAAGCAGGTTGATTATATGATTTTAGCAGATCCCTCGGCAGAAAGAGCGGTTTTAAGTGGCATTCTCAAATATGGAGATAATGCCTTTTTAGACGTTTCTGATTTGGTAACAGAATCTACTTTTACTGTGGATAGTAATCAAATTATTTATAGATGTCTAAAAAATATTTTTGAAAAAAATAACAAGCCGAACATAGATTTGGCAATGATTTATTCTAGCGCACAAGAGCTAGAACTGTCTCATATCCTAAACAAAAAAGAGGAAGCTCAACACCTAAAAGCTATTAGTGATTTTCCTGTTAATCTGGAAAATATTAGGAAATTTGCAGCTAAAATACGAAAATTAGAAATTGCAAGACAATTACATAAACAGCTGGAGACTATACAAGATAAATTATTAGACGTTAACGGCAGCGAGTCTGTTACTAGTATTCTTGGTATAGCAGAAGATGAGATATTTAATTTTGTTACTACGCTCACCGGAGACAGTGATGCTGCACCAACATTGATAGGTCAGGGAATAGAAGAATATATCGAGTACCTACAAACTAATGTCGTTGACCAGGTTGGTATACCAACTGGTTTTCCAGTATATGACCAAGCTATAGGCGGTGGGCTAAGAAAAGGAACGATTAATGTTATTGGTGCAAGACCAAAGGTTGGTAAGACGTTATTGTCGGACAATATTGGTCGAAATATAGCTAAGCTCGGAATACCAGTACTCAATATGGATACAGAAATGAGTCAAAAAGATCATATACATAGACTTTTGGCTATGAGTACTGAAATAGAGATTAATAAAATTGAAACCGGTAGATTTGCTGACTCTCCGATTTTAAAACAAAAGATTGTGGAAGCAGCTAAGGAACTTAAAGACCTGCCCATACACCACAAGGTAATCGCTGGTAAACCGTTTGACGAGCAGTTGGCTATTATGCGTCGATGGCTGGTAAAAGACGTTGGTTTAAATGATGACGGCACAGCTAAAGAATGCGTTATATTTTATGACTATTTAAAGCTCATGGACACAACAGGCATGGACAAAGATCTAAAAGAATACCAACTTTTAGGTTTTATGATGACAGCACTACATAATTTTGCTGTAAAATACCAAGTTCCAATAGTTGCATTTATTCAGTTAAATAGAGACGGTATAAATAAAGAGAGTACGGATTCCGCAAGTGGTTCTGATAGAATCATCTGGCTTTGTAGCAACTTTAGTATCTTTAAAAGAAAGTCTGATGAAGAAATTGCTGAAGATGGAGTAGATGCTGGAAATCGTAAACTTATTCCAATTATTAGCAGACACGGAGGAGGGTTGGACGATAACGATTATATCAATTGTTATATGAAGGGCTGGTGTGCAAAAATTATTGAAGGTAAAACCAAACTAGAAATTGTTCATAGTACCAAGAAATCTAATGATGGGTTTATAATTAATGACAACAATGATGAAACAAACCAAGAAATACCGTTCGTATAATCAATATCAATTAAAAGAATTATCCGATCTGGTCTGCGATAAAATAGAAGATTTGTTTTCTGTTTTAGAGATAGAAGAATATAAGATGTTAGACAAGATGATTATTACTTCTTGTCCAATTCATGGCGGAGATAATCTGTCTGCTTTTAATCTTTATCACCAAGGAGACAGCTATAGGGGCAACTGGAAATGTCGTACGCATCAGTGTGAAGAAACATTCAAAGGATCTATTATTGGATTTATTAGAGGATGCTTGTCTAGAAGTCAAAAAAATTGGACAAAACCAGGCGATGACATGGTTAGTTTTAACGAGGCAATAGAATTTGCCATAAAATTTACTAACCATAAATTAACCAATACAAAGATTCCAAAAACAGAAAAAGAAAAACATAATTTTGTTAATACGATTAACTACATCAAAAAGCCTAATAATGAACTAAAATCCAATAGGATACTCAGATCAAAAGTACAGCAAACACTTGTAATCCCATCGCCATATTTTATGTCTAGAAATTATTCCCCAAATATATTAAAAAAATATGATGTTGGAGAATGTACAACTCCTAACAGGGAAATGTTTAATAGGGCGGTTGTACCAATCTATGACATGAATCATGAATATATGGTTGGTTGCTCTGGCAGATCTATTAACCAAACTACGCCTAAATGGAGACATAACGACGGATTTAAGGCAGAAGAACATCTATATAATTTCTGGTATGCTAAAGAGCATATTACCACCAGTGGTTGTACTATATTAGTAGAAAGTCCTGGAAATGTATGGAGACTAGAAGAATCTGGAATACACAATAGTCTTGCTTTATTTGGGGCGTCTCTAAAAGATAAACAAAAAATGCTTTTAGATATTTCTGGCGCTATGACTATTATAACCATAATGGATTCTGATGAGGCTGGAAAAAAGGGAGCAAAACAGATTTTTGACAAGTGCCATAGAACATATAATGTTAAACATATCGATATAGCTCCGTATGGTTATGATGATATAGGCAGTATGTCAGTAGATTTTATTAATCAAAACATTAAACCACTTATAGCAAGTAATATTTTATGTTAATACTAGGAATATCTGGACGTAAACAATCTGGCAAAAGTACAACTGGGAATTTTATTTTTTCCATATACATGTCTGATTTAGGAATTTCAGAAAAAGTCTATATCAATGAGTCTGGTCAAATTATGGTATCAGACTTATTAGGGGATACCAATTATGCTGGAATTTTTGATCCAGCACATATGATATCTAATGATTATATGATGGCAAAAGTTGCAGATAAATTAAATAATAAAGTAAAAATTTATAACTTTGCCGATGTGCTGAAACAAGATGTTTGTATGAAGATACTAGGTCTAACATACGAGCAATGTTACGGTTCTGATGAAGACAAAAATAAGCCAACTGGACTAACATACGAAAATAAAGAAATGTCATCTAGAGATATATTGCAATTTATAGGGACAGATATTTTTCGAAAATTAAAACCAAACGTATGGGTCGATGCAACAATTAATAAGATTAAGTTAGAAAAACCCAAATTAGCTATTATTACCGATTGTCGATTTCCTAATGAAATAGAAGCCATTAAGTCTAATGGTGGAAAAGTTTTACGATTAACCAGAGACCCTCATCATTCTAATCATCTAAGCGAATCTATACTGGATATGGCTAATTATGATTGGAATAATTTTGATTTCATCTTAGATAATTCCGATATGAATCTTTTTGATCAGCTGTCGCATACTAAAGATATCCTTTCAACAATATTAGATATATGATAATAACCTATTTTAGATCATCTAGTTATAATACGCACTCTATGTGCGAACAACAGTATTTTTCTGAATACGTACTTGGTTGGAGAGGACCGTCTGGTAAGAAGGCAGACAAAGGAACTATTTGTCATAAAGTTCTCGAAATATTAGCTATTATCAAAAAAGCGCAACAAGATGCAATGGTAAAAGTTGAGGATGATGTTGTTGGTATTATAGATACTACTAATTATGACTTAAATACTATTATTAACCAGGTATATAAATATTATACTGAAAGTTCTAAACACCACAAGTGGTTTCCGGTAGACTACAAGGATTGTTGTGCTTGGGTTTATAAGGCAATAGAATTCAATGGTGGTATGTTTGATCCAAGAAATAGAGAGATTCTACAACCAGAACAACATTTTGATTTTGAAATAAAAAAGCCTTGGGCTAAATATACATATAAATTAACGGACGGATCGGAATTGTGTGGTAATCTAGCCATGAAAGGCACAATAGACTTAATAACTCTAGTTAATAAAGATACTATAGAAGTAATAGACTGGAAAACTGGTAAAAGATTAGACTGGGCTACTGGAGAAGAAAAAACACAAGAAAAACTAGAAAACGACCCTCAACTTAGGATATATCATTATGCTATAAAGCATCTATATCCAAATATTAAGAACATTATTTTTTCTATATATTTTATTAATGATGGCGGTCCGTTTAGTATTTGTTTCAATGATTCCGATATTTCCGATACAGAGAACATGCTGCGTCAAAAATTTGATATTATCAAAAATACGAAAAAGCCAAAACTAAACAAAAGTTGGATGTGTAACAAATTATGTTTTTTTGGCAAAACAACTTTTGAAAATACGCACATCGAACCAATATTGGAATATAGGGACAACCAAGTGTGCAAGAAAGGCACATGTATGACTAAGTGTGAACAAATAAAACACGATCTGGACTTGTATGGAATCGACACTACTATAAGTCTATATAAGCACCCTAATCACTCTTTTGGATCATACAAGGCTCCGGGTTCTACATGAAACCATATACCCCTTTGCATGTGCATTCTCACTATTCTCTTTTGGACGGACTAAGCAAACCACAACAGATAGCAGATCGTTGTGTTCAATTAGGAGTCTCGGCTTGTGCTATCACAGATCACGGATCAATTTCCGGTGCCGTACAATTTTACCAAGCACTAAAATCTAAGAAAATAAAGCCCATTCTTGGTTGTGAGATTTATATATCAGATGATGATAGTAGTATTAAATCTAAAGAAAATAGTAATTTGAGTCATTTTATTTTATTGGCTAAGAACTATAAGGGATGGAAACAGCTAATAAATATAGTTTCGGAATCCAACAATAAAGACAATTTTTACCATAAACCAAGACTAGATTTTAACAAACTATCTAAATTCATTGATGGTAATATTTTGGGTTTTTGTGGACACCTAGGATCGTCGCTGGCAGACCTTTTGAGTAAGTCTGCAGACATTGATACGACGGGTAAAAACTTTATTGCCAAAATGAAAGACATTTTTGGTGCTGATAATTTTTTCCTAGAAACTCAATTGATGGATCAAATTGCTACGCCATTACAAAAAGAAATCACAGAACATATTCGTAGGCTTAGTAAAAATACTAATACAAAAATTATTTGTACGCCTGATGCTCACTATTGTTCTAAAGAAGATGCTATCGATCAAAGAATTCTATTGTGTAATAATTTAAAAACAACTCTTATAGATATTAATAAAAAGATATTAAATAATGAAGATATTCCAATGGGTTGTTTTTTTAGATCTGATAATTTTCATATTTTATCACCAGAGGAAATGCGTGATTTACACACACAAGAAGAAATAGAAAATACAAATTATGTTAATTCTTTGTGCGAAGAATACGACATATTACATAAGCCGCTATTACCAGCATTTAAGTGTCCTAATGGGGCGAATCCTGATGAATATCTAAGACAATTGTGTCGCAATGGATGGAAAGAAAAGATAGAATCTAATATTCCAAAAGACGACCATCAAGCATATGTAAACAGAATCAAATATGAGCTTGAGGTTTTACAGGGTGCTGGTCTGTCCAGTTATTTTTTAATAGTCCAAGACATAGTGAATTATGTGCGTTCAAACAAATGGCTCCCTGGCCCAGGAAGAGGTTCGGCGGCAGGCTGCTTGGTATCCTATCTTATCGGCATAACATCTATCGATCCTATAAAGCATGATTTATTGTTCGAGAGATTTTACAATGCTGGAAGAAATACCGCAGATCGTATATCCATGCCAGATATAGATGTTGACGTACCTATCAATAAAAGAGAAAATATCATAGAATATATTAAACAAAAATATGGACATGGTAAAGTATCTCAAATGATTACGTTTAATACTATGAAAGGCAGAGGGGCTTTAAAAGAAGTATTAAGAGTATATGGCAATATTAGTTTTGATGAAATGAATAAAATTACTAAGTTTATTCCTGATGAGGCAAAAATAGCCGACGAGCTTCAAGAAATGAAAGAAGACACCGGCGAAGCATCCATCATTAGATGGGCTTTAGAAAATAATGGAGATAAACTAAAAGAATGGTGTTCAATAGGAGATGACGGAACCTTAACAGGACCGCTTGCCAAAAGGTTTGAACAGGCTATTAGATTAGAGGGTACAAAGTCCAATCAGTCCAAACATGCTGCTGGTGTAGTTATAAGCAGTGAAGATCTAAGTTCTGTATGTCCTATGATTTATGATAGTAAGAATAAGCAATCTATTGCCGGTATGGAAATGCAGGACTTAGAGAGCATTGGTGTTATTAAATTTGATATACTTGGTATAGCTATGTTGGACAAAATTATGACTATATCAGATATTCTTAAAAATGGAGAATAATATTATGGAAAAACAATTTAGTGAATTAGTGGTTGGTGAAAAATTTAGTATTAATGGTACAGAATATGTTAAGATGCAAGAAGTAAGAGTTAGTTGTTGTAAAAGCGTGAATTGTTATCAGTTAAGTCACGCTGATCAGAAAACTTTTTTCCCAGGAAACACCTTAGTAACAGTGGTAAATAATGGCTAATTTTCAAAAAATTTGTGTATTCGATTTGGAGACAGATGGGACCAATCCAGATTTATGTAGTCCTGTACAGATTGCGGCGATTATGGTTGATCCTAATAGATTGGAAATCATAAAAGATTCAGAATTTAATATTACTTTGAAACCATTAGTCTTAGAAGAAAAACCAGAATACACTTACGAAGATAGTGATGTGTTGGATTTTCATGCAAAGGTTAGGGGTTGTGCTAAAGATCAAATTTTAGCTGATTGGCAAAACTATCAGAAGCAAGAACATGGATGGAAAATGTTTGTTTCTTATCTAGAGATGTATCACACAAGATCCGAAAAAAAATCTTGCTTCACAGCCCCTATCGCTGCTGGTTATAATATTAACAGATTCGATATGAGAATAGTGGATCGTTTGAGTATCAAATATAAAACAATAAATAAAGAAGGCAAAAATAATTTATTTTATCCAAGAGATATTATAGATTTGATGAATTTAATTTTTTATTGGTTTGAGGGAAATAATGAACTCAAAAATTATACATTAGATCATGTCAGAGAGTATTTTGGCATAGATAAAACTGGCGCCCACGACGCTCTTAAAGACGTTAAAGATACTGCTGAATTATTAATACGTTTTATGAGACTATTCCGTAATCTGTCTAAAAAAATCAAATTTCAAGGATCTTTTATTAACAATGGCTGAGTATTTTAGTTTTGATTGTGGATGCAAATTTCTTATTTTGGACAACTCTAATAAAGCATTTCCTAAGATAGATTTTTCGCCAAAAGTTGAGGAAATGAATTTTCAATGTTCCAGAACTTGGGATTTAATATCGGATGGAAATACCAAGGGATGCTTTCAGCTTGAATCAAGGCTTGGTCAAACCATGGCTAGGAAACTCAAGCCAGAAAATATAGAACAACTAGCTGGACTCATAAGTATTTTGAGACCAGGATGTCTCGAAGCTTATAGAGAAGGAAAAAGTGTTTCCAATCATTATATTGATAAAAAGAATGGATTAGAGTCGATAGACTACTTTCATCCTGCTCTAGAAGAGTCATTGAAAACTACATATTCAGAAATGGTTTATCAAGAGCAGGCTATGCAAATAGCACAAAAAATTGCTGGGTTTAATTTGCAAGAGGCAGACATGTTAAGAAAGGCTATCGGCAAAAAGAAACCAGAAGAAATGGCCAAGGTCAAGAAAAAATTTATTGAGGGAGCCAAGAAATTTCAGATAGTGTCTGAGCAAGATGCTGAAGAAATTTTTAGTTGGATCGAAAAGTCTCAAAGGTACAGCTTTAACAAAAGCCATGCCGTTTCATATGCCATAAACGCATATTTGTCAGCATATACCAAAGCCCATTTTCCAAAAATATTTTTTGCATCATATCTAAGATTTGCTAAAGATAAAATCGATCCTCAACAAGAAATTAAAGAATTGGTTAGAAATGCAACAGAAATGGATATCAGTATTTCTATCCCTGATTTTAGAAACTTAAATGAATTATTCATCCTTAAAAATAAAACAATTTTTTTTGGATTAACAGATATAAAGGGCGTAGGAGCATCAGTATTTAAAAAACTTATCGATCTAGTTAAAAATAAAGATGTTACATCAATGTCTTGGCTAGATATACTATTTAATATATTATTGCAAATAAATTCTATAGCAGCCAAGGCTATGATATCTTCTGGGTGTTTTGATTACTTTAGGAAGAATCGAACAGAGATGTTGTTTGAATATGAAATAGTGTCAACTCTAACAAAAAAAGAAACAGAAAAATTTATAGAGAATATCCCAATCTATAAAAGCATTAAAGAGATTTTACAACATATGTTAGATACCAGTAAAATATCTAAATCAAGGCAAACAATAATCCAGAACTTAATCAGATCTATAGAACATCCACCATATTCATTAATAGACAAAATAGAATGGCTATCAGATACAGAAAATAGTCTACTGGGGACGGCCATTACCTGCTCTAAACTAGACACTTATGATGTTAGCATGTCTAATTGTAATTGTAAAAACTTTAAAACCTCTATCATGACAGAAAATATTATCATTGCTGGAGAGATCAGTAATGTAAATTTTATTAAAACTAAGAACGGAAAAAATCCTGGTCAAGATATGGCATTTTTAACTATAGAGGATCAATATGGTAGCCTAGATTCAGTAATATTTTTCCCAGAACAATTAACACAATATAAGCATCATTTGTATGCAAATAATGTGTTAATATTTTGTGGTAATAAGAGCAAAACTAAGGATGGTTTAGTTGTAAATAAGTGTTTTATTCCATCGGCTTGACACCGTTCTGTGTCTGCCTATAATACACTTACGGGTCCTTTCAATTTTTGATTTTAACATTTAGGAGAATATTCATATGAATATTACATTGCTTCGTGGTAATTTAGCTCGTGATCCAGAACTCAGGACTGTTAATACCGGAGGAAAACAAACTGCTGTAGTAAATTTTACTGTTGCAGTCTCTAGGGAGTATGTGAAGGCTAACGGAGAAAAGGATAAGATTACGTCCTTTATTAACTGTGAAGCTTGGGATAGTGGCGCCGAGATGATTGCTGAATCCTTCAAGAAGGGCGATCTGGTTATGATCGAGGGCTCTTTGAGAAACGATTCGTGGGAAAAGGATGGTGTCAAGCATAGTAGTCTTAAGGTGAGAGTCAATAATTTCTCAAAGATTACAAAGCTAACGAGATCAAATAAGTCTGAAAATACAGAAACCATGGCCTTTTGATTAGATATTAATCATGTAAGCTTTAAGGGATCGCAAGATCCCTTTTAGCTTATATACAAAGACAAGATGTCAAAAGAAAAATTAAAAATCTTAATGTGTTCAGAAGCCAGCTTTTTAAATTCTGGTTTCGGCACATACACAAAAGAACTCCTCGCTAGACTGCACAAAACCAATAAATATACGATTGCAGAATTTGCGTCTTATGGTTTTGTAAATGATCCAAGAGACAAAGATATTGATTGGATATATTATGCTAATGCAGTTAAGGAAGGTGATCCTAGATATCAAGAATATACTTCGAGAGGAGATAATCAGTTCGGAAGGTGGAGGTTTGAAAAGGTTTTATTAGATTTCAGACCGGACATAGTCATTGATATAAGAGACTACTGGATGACCGCATATCAGTCAAAGTCTCCACTAAGACAACATTTTTATTGGATATTAATGCCTACTGTGGATTCAGAACCTCAACAAGAGGACTGGATAGATACGTTTTTGTCTGCAAATGCCATCTTCACATATTCTGATTGGGGTGCCGAGGTTTTATCAAAACAAAGTTCTGGCAAAATCAATTATGTAGGCACTGCCTCACCCGGTGTTGATCTGAATACATTCACAATCAAAGACAAAGAGGCTATTAAACACAAATTTGGTTTGCCAAACGACTCTCTTATCATAGGGTCTGTTATGCGTAATCAAAAGAGAAAACTAATACCAGAATTATTTATTAGTTTTAGAAAAGCTCTTGATGAATTACAAAACACAAATCCTGAACTAGGATCAAAACTTTTTCTGTATTTACACACAAGTTATCCCGATATGGGTTGGGATATACCAGAATTACTAAAAGATAATAGATTAGCCAATAAGGTATTATTCTCATATATTTGTAAAAACTGTAAAAATGTCAGCTGTAGTGTGTATAATGGTGTTCAAACCACTTGCAAGAAATGTATGCACAAAGCCTGTTCTATGCCATCAGTAACTGAAGGCTTTTCTTCATCTGACCTAAGTGATGTATATAATATATTTGATTTGTATGTTCAGTATTCTATATGTGAGGGTTTTGGTATGCCACAAGTAGAAGCTGGTGCATGTGGAGTTCCTATTGCTACTGTGAACTATAGCGCCATGTGTGATATTATCAATAAACTTCAAGCATATCCAATTAATATAAAAACAAAATTTAAAGAGTTAGAAACAAAAGCTTTTAGAGTATATCCAGACAACGATCATTTAACTTCTATAATTTTAGAATTTATTAATCTTCCCGAAGCAACCAGAAACAACAAAAGAATAGAAACAAGAAAACTTACCGAAAAATATTATTGTTGGGATCAAATTGCTAAAAAATGGGAAAACTACTTTGATTTATTGGATTCTCATAACTATAGAGCCAATTGGAATAGAGAGTCAAATATAATACCCAACATGCCTAGCAATAATAATCCTAAAGTAAGCAACTTAAAATTTCTTGCTGGAGCCTGCATTTCTAATCTGAAAGACGGTAATAAAATCGGCTCTTGTCAAATGTTAAATATGCTAAAGGATGCAGATTATGGTTTTAGTCAAGTTGGACCGACACAGATTGTTCCATTTGGACAGAACAATATACATGAATATGTTAATCAGTTGATTTCAAACAACAACGCTGCGGAGCAGGCCAGAGTTAAGAATATCAAATTTGATGAAGACTTCATCACCTACGCTAGATTAAAGAATCAAACATCATGAATAGTTTATTCGTTGGTCCATACAGACAATCAGATATGAATGGTTTACATAGTCAAGCTCTTTTAAACTATTTATATAGGAATGTTCCTAAAGTTGGACAATTAATTGCCAGAAATATTTTTATATCTCCAAATAATATAATGACTAATGCAGATCAGCCCTATATTAAACAGACAGAAACTTTTATCGGAAACATTGATACCTTAATACAACACACCCCATTAGATTCTATATATCTAAGTCAGCATATTTCTAATAATGTTTGTATTCCTATTATGGATAATAGAATACCACAAGATGATCATATATACAGATTAAGTATGTGTTCAAAAGTTTTGGTTGATAACTATACTAATTATAAATTTTTAGCCAATCTAATAAATAATGTTCATATGGTAACATATGATCCTATTTTTAGTATTGATGGTTTGCCTAGTATCAATCTAGGAATCTATAGAGATACAAATAAAATGTATTTTATAGGAGACTATGCTGGTAATAGAGACTTAATAAAAGATCTCATTATGTGTTTTACAGTTTTTTCTTTAAAGAATGACAATCTGTCTCTGGTTATATTCTTAACCAATGCTATTCAAAAAGACATTCAAGAACTACAAAACCTAATACAAAAAATATATAAAGATTTAGAAGTCACTAACGTTTTTGCCAAAGTTGTGTGTACCGGTATTGGATCAACCATTCAAAGCTTGATAGCTTGTCATATGTCTGGTGATATATATCTAAATATCAATGATAATCCAAGAAATGGCCTAAATTCTTTGTATGCACAAAAATTCAATCATGAAATTTTGGATCTTGCAGAGGTTGGGACTCATCGTATAATCGCAAGAAATGGCGTGATTTCAAAAAACAATACGTATGACACCCCAACTCAATCTGGCATAATAGATGCTATGGACAGGTTATTATTACGGAATAACAACAAGACAACCGATTTAATTGATAAGAAAGAATTATGTGAAATATTATGGCAACAATAAATAATATCTACAATATAGTTAATAAGGTATTAATTCAGTCAAATACCAATATATTGTATGAGTCACATTCTGTATCTTTCGATAGCCTTATTAAAAACATGGACATGAACATTGTTCCTTTTAATAGTCCAATGAGAAATACTGCATGTTTTGATATTATACTAGTAAATAATTGGCAAACACACGCGACAAATAGAAATCAATTGCTTTTTAATGATCAACTTGTGGATATTATGTTTTTCCATGAGCTTTGTCCACCACAATTTAAGAAAGAGGATAGATATTTATTACAAAATAATCTTAAGAATACTTATAAAGTTTTTTTAACAGAGGACATATTTGCTTCCTGGCAACTTTACAATGATCCTAAGTCATTTATGGTTCCTTATGGTATTCCTGAAATAGATTATAAATCAGATGATAAATCACAAATATTACTGATCAATATGAATAATGATACTGATATTAATAATTTATATCATATTATTCGTAATACATATCCAGATATTCAAATAATAAATAGCGGTGATTACAATTCTATTGTAGCAAGCTTTAAAAAAGCTAAAATTATTATAGATATGACTAACACATATAATATATTGCTTGGTATTGGCTGTGGAGCTTATACAATAACAAATAAGTTATTCGATAGCAAACTAAAGTCTACTTTTTTTATTAAAACAGTAACTGATATAATTACCCATATTGACAATATTATGAATAGAACACAATCATTCGCGTCACAACTAGAATTAGACAAGTCTTATATCAAGACTAAATATAATTTAGATAATTTTATCGGGTCTTTTACAAACATTATTCAACAAGCCAAATTAGAGCCATTCGTATTATGAAAAGAAACATTATTTTATATTATCAGGATCTTCCGTCTAACACAGATGCTTTTGCTACTTATATAGATATTCGTAAGATTGATGAGGTTATTAATTGTTCTGTAGATAATTTGTATTGTGATTCATTGGAATATTTAGCAGAATCTGACGTAGGTCCGACCCTAAATAAAATACAGAATAAGATACGGTCTGATGGAACCATTACTATAAAAATTTTAGATATTAAAAAAATATGTTTAGACTTTTTACAAAACCATATAGCTGCTAGTAAGTATCTAGAGTATTTGGCTAATAAAAAATCTATTGCTAATCTAGACTTAATATCTTCTAATATAAATCATGAATTATTTGTTACTACAAAATTAGAAGCTAGTAACTATTTTATCTCAGTAATATTTACCAGAAAGATAGCCGAATGAGTAATACATCATGTAAACTGTGTTATTTCTCTAGCGAAGCAAATAGCGAGCAGCCATGTAAAATGAATATTATAAATTATTTGATTAATAATAATATAAAAGATATAATAATTAAAGACGGTTTCTATTATATTAAGAACTATACTTGTATGTATGGCTTTTCTCATAAACAATATGAGAATAATAAAGATACTTTAAAAGATATTGATCTGATTAATTATATTAAAGATAAACAATCAATTAACTATTATTTAGTCATAGACTGTAGAGACGACTATTCTATAGAAGATCTCTGTCATAATATAAATCAACTAAGTATAAAACCAGCATCCGTTTCAATTTTATTTTATGAAAATGAGATGACAACGGTTTTAAAATACCTAGATAAATATCTAGATCGAAATATTGGGTGGAAAAGTCATAATTTTTTGACCAGAGACATCACGGCCAGTTCTGCTATAAAGAGCATACTAGACACTAATCTAAAGCTTTTGAAACCACAATATCTATGGATCAACCAAGCCAAAGACTTAAAAACTATAATCGAGAATAAAATAGTTGAAAAAATTAATTTTGTTACGAATGTTGAACAGCCGGTGTGTAATTTTATTAGGTCCAAAAATACAGATACAAGCTCCGTATACGATTTATTTATGAACGTTCAAACTTATGATTATCTAAGTAAAAAAGTCGATCCTATGCTAGATAAAAGTATAACGATAGCAAATACGGTATCAGCATATTATGATTAATTGCATACTATTAGTACCAGAAATAACCAAAGGAATGAAGTCTGTTGGTTCAAAGTCTTTGTTGCCAATAAAGAACAATAAGTATCTAATACAATATCAAATAGAACAAATCTCTAACATTAGTAAAACTATGAGAATAACTATTGCTACTGGATTTGATCATGACAAAATTTTAAAAATTACTAAACCATATAATAATGTAGATGTACTATACAATAGCGAATACGAATACACAAATTTTGGTAAATGTTTAGAACTATACTTAAAGAGTGAAACTTCAACAAATATAGACAATCTTTTACTAGTCAGTAGTGGTGTCTTATTTAAAAAGGGCGCCCTGATCAGCACGTACTGCAAAAACTCTTCTAAAATTTTTATACTAGACAAGCCCAAGAACAATTTTGAAATAGGTTGTAATCCCACACCGTATACAGAATATTTATTCTATGATTTACCTCAAATTTGGTCCGAATGTGTTTATTTTAATTCTGATGCAATTAGTACGCTTAAAAAAATTATGAGCACCAAACCTATTGCTCAAATGTATTTATTTGAGATTATAAATGAGATTGTATCGCAGAAAATTATTTTTGAGAAGCAATTAGTATCCAAAAACAACTTTCTAAAAGTTACTGGTGTCAAAGATTTGAGTAGAGCTAAGGTATTTATATGAAAACACTGTTTATACAACGATCTTCTAATAAGTTTGTTAATAACCTCGTACATACAACATGTAAAGATACTAAGATAATGATCGGAGATATTACCAATACTCTTTATCAAACTTTTTATACTTATAAATTTGATGCTATTATTTTTATGGCTTCAAAATTTAATACCGAAATTTTTCAATTTATTAATGAATTTGATAACATTAAAGTTTTTATATATCATGACATATTAAATCCAGCATTATTTGATTTGTCATTAAATATTGTTCATCTATTAGATAATTATAAAAATAAAAACCAAGATAATATTAGAAATATACCACTTTTAATAAACAAGCAACTATACGATTCTATTTCAAATATTTCTATGAAATATGATGTTATGGTATGCTTTTTAGATGGATTGCCTAATATACCAGAACAACTATCAAAATTTTTATATCCTAATACCAAGCTACCGATTAAACTATTTAATAATGAAAATATATACCATAGTCAAAATCTAGGAATGTTAAACGAAGTAGAGAAAGCACACATTCTAAAACAAGCAAAATATTATATTACAATAAATAATTTGTATGTTGCCGAAGCGATGGCTAGTGGTTGTATAGTTTTGGCTCCAGAAGAAATTGACGATATGGTTCCAAAGAAATATAAAAATAAAAAAGATTACAATTCATATAGTAACTTTATAGAAAATTTAATGACATGAATCATAAAAATGACATAGGATTTGTAGTTACAGAACTTATTAATGACAATAATACAGATAATATTCTAAATTGCATTAAACAATATATTAATAATAATCCATTTGATCAAATAGTAATATTTAATAGTTTTTGTGATAAAATAGACACTAAGAATATTCCTATATTACACCTGAGTCATGCTCAGTTTTTTAGTGGAAAATTAGTATTGTTTGATCTTATAGGAATTTTATTATCAAAGAGTTTTCCAAACGTAACTAAAAAGTATTTTTATGCCACAGACATACCTTGGCTTAGTTCGCCACACACACCATATTCAGAGTGGGTTGGTCTTTACTCAGACCCAAACTTACATCTTATCTCATCTAATAAAGAACTATACGATATTTACCAATTAATGTGGAAAAAACCAGTAGGCATATCAGAGGACTTCAGTTATGAAACAATCAAAAATATTTTATGATAAATTATCAGAAACAGAAAAGTTTGATCTACTAGACAAACTATATATTCAAGAAAATAAAAGCTTCGCCGATATTGCTGAAGAATACCATACCTATTCCAATAAAATTAGAAGAGATGCTAAAAAATTAAATATACCAATTAGAAATAAATCTGAAGCACAAAAAAATGCTCTTAAGACAGGTAAACATAAGCACCCCACCAAAGGAACACAAAGATCCGAGCAAATAAAAGAAAAGATTGGTTCTGGGGTTATGGACTCGTGGAAAAATCTCACACCTATTGAACTACAACAAAGAAAACTTAAATGTCAAGACAATTGGAATAAATTAACAGAAGAAGAAAAAATCTATATGCAAAGGTGTGCTACAGAAGCTGTCAGGAGATCAAGCAAAGTTGGTTCAAAATTAGAAAAGTATCTCCTTGCTAAGTTAATTAAAGATAGTTTCTACGTTGAATTCCACAAAGAACAAACACTAGTTAATACAAAATTGCAGATTGACCTTTTTTTACCAAAGCTTAATATAGCTATAGAGGTCGATGGACCGTCTCATTTTTTGCCTGTATGGGGTGAAAAAGCACTAGAGAAAAATATAGCTTATGATCAAAAAAAAGAAGGATTAATTTTAGGTAAAGGATGGCATCTAATTAGAATAAAACAGCTGCGTGATTTTTCTAAAACCAGAGGCGACGTACTATATCAGAAATTAGTAAACTGCATAGAAAAAATATCATCAAAACAAAATTCTATTTCTCAAAAAATTACTATAGAGGACTAATATATGGTCAAAAAGGAAAAAAATAATAGCCCAGAGAATGTATCAGAAAAACTGGACAATATAAAAATTACTCCTAAAATTACAGATCTTGAGTGGACAGACTATGTTTTAAGTCTTTTGTCAGAAGACGAAAAAATTTCGGGCAATCCTACCACTGATGGATTAAGAAGAATTTTTGAATTGGCTTTAAATTGCACAGTAATTACTACTAATAGCCAAATTGTTCAGACCCCAAGTCCAGAAAACGAAAAAAGAGCGACCGCCATTTACTGTATAACCTACATTTTAAATGACAGGACTGATCCGACCAATGCTTTAAATGATGGCCTCAGAACAATCGAGGGGGCCGCTGACGTATATTGGGGCAACTGTGACAAGATTTATAGAAACCATCCTGTCGCTGTTGCAGAAACACGGGCAGAGGGCAGAGCTTTGCGTAGAGCCTTAAGACTCAGAAAGGTTGTGGCCGCTGAAGAATTAGCGAAAGAAATTGAGGATCATCCAGATGAAAATTCTGTGTCAAAAATTAGCAATAACCAAATTAATTTTATTGACGTTATGTCTCAGAGACTTAATATAAATGTGTTGAAACTACTTGAACAGAATGGTCTGTCGGTAAAAAATGTCTATGATTTATCTCATGAAGACGCTGTAGCCGTTATCAGACTATTGTCTAAGTTCCAACAAAACATTTCGGACATTCAAACAGATTTATTAGGCTATTCTACAGACTGGAAATAATTATGAAAGTATTATACAATGCTAATGATAAGCTTCAATTTGAATTAGAGGGCTCTGGACAAAAAGAGATTTTTAAAGAACTGGCTGTGATACAGGAGATCTTTAGTGAAGACAAATGCGGTAGTTGTGGAAAAAACAACATCAAGTTTATTGTTAGAAATGTAGATAGTAATGACTACTATGAGTTGCGATGCAATGATTGTGGATCTGTTCTGTCTTTTGGTCAACACAAAAAGGGCGGCACTCTTTTTCCCAAAAGAAAAGACGACGACGGCAACTATCTACCAAATAAAGGTTGGCACAAATGGGTGCCAGACGGTAAAGATAAGAAATAATCAAGTATCATATTCGTATGGTATCATTTCCCAAGGGAATAAGCTCCTTAGATCGTTTTTTATCTCTATACCGTCAACACTACCATAAAATGCTCTAAAGATCATTTCATTTTGATGTTTTAGAAAGTCGGTTGTTGTGGTTTTAATTAAAAAGCCATTAGCATTGGGCTGTAAACATTCCCAACAATAAAAATTATTATTTAGAGTATCCCCTATTG